CGAGCTGCGCCGGCCCGAACTTGTCGCCCCACAGCGTCGGCGGGAGCGAGGTCTGGGCCTCGGCCGGCATCAATGCCTGGACGATTTCCATGATGCGGCTTTTGCCGCTGTGCCCGACGCCGTAGAGGCAGACGGCCAGCTGCACCTCGGTCATCTTGGCGAAGAGCGTCAGCGCCATCACCTCGCCGAGGGCCGTCACCTTCTCGGAGAAGTCTGGGTCGCTGCCCCAGTAGTCGACGAGCATCTGCTGCCAGCGGGTGGCCTTGCCGGCGGACTCGGGCAGATAGGGGTAGGGAAGCGTGTAGGTCATCCCGTAGGCGGGATCGTGTGGCTTCAGCTCCAGATCCTCGGTCAGGAAGCCGTTGACGAAGTTGATGCCGGAGACGGCCACCTCTTGCAGCTCGCCGACCGCCAGGCCCCGGATCGTACGGAGGATGCCCTGGTGGTCCGTTGCGCGGCCAGCCGCCTTGTGGGTCTTGCCGTAGTCCCGGATGATTGTCTGGAGGACCTTCGCCTCGTCCATCTTCTTCCAGGATGAGCCCTCGTACTGCCAGAGCGTGTCGTTGTGGAAGCGGATGGGACCGCCCAGCTCTTCGAGATCCTTGATGACCGCCTCGGCGATCTCGGCGTGGTTCGCGCCCGTGATCGGGCCGGCGCGTAGACTGGCGAGCTGCCGGCGCACCGAGGCAGCGCTGAACCTCTTGCCCGAGACCTGGGCGACGTAGTTGACGATATGGTCCTCTTCGATCGGATCGAGAGAGGTGCTGGCGGCGACGCGGTTGAGGACGAGCTTGACCACGCTGGTGAACTGTTCGGTGTTGTCCTTGACGCCGGCTTTCTCGATGTGAGCGTTGAAGTAGTCGAGGATCTGGCCGCAGTCCCAGGTCTCATTGTCCTTCGTGAAGGCGTCGAGACCCCAAGCCACACGCTCCGCGTCGGTCACACCCTCATCCCAACCCTTCGGCAGGACGTGGGCCTTCGGACCCGTCACGTCGCGGATCAGGAACTCGATCAGTTTCGTCGGCCCCTTCTTGGGGTCGATGTTGTCGCCGTAGGTGCGCTCGATGAAGGTCGCCGCGGCGACCTCGATTTCCGTCAGCGCCTCCTTCAGGGTCTTCTCGCCCTTCACGACGTTGCGCGCGAACAGGCCGGCGAGCCCGACGAGGTGGTTGTCGCGGTTGCCGGTCGACACGTAGTCGGTGACGGAGCCGAACGTCGACGTCCCGAGGCTCATCCCGGCTTGGCTGAGAGCGTCCCGCAGGATCTGCTCGATGTTGTGCGGGAGGGAGCGGACGTCGTCGAGGCAATCGACGAGGTCCTTGTTCGCCCAGTAGGGCCGCCCTGTCTTGGGGTGAACGGAGGGCGGTAGCACGATCTGGGAGCCGGCGCCGAGCATCTCGACGAGGGATTGCAGCTTGCCTGCCTCGTCCCGGTACTTGATGCGGATGATCGGCTGGCCGTCGTAGCGGTAGATCCGCACCATCCCCTTCTGACCGACGCGCTCCCACGGCGATGGTGGCAGCACCTTGTTCAGGATGCCGATGATCTTCGGGTCGTCGGTATCGATGTCGATCGCCACGAGACCGGACTGTGGCCCGAGCGGCAGGCCGATGTTGCCGTTGCGATGGAAGACGCGCCAGCTCGTCCGCTCGGCCTCGTTCGGCATTCGGGCCTGGAGCGACTGCCAGTTCAGGACGACGGGCTCTTTACCGGTCGGCTTCCCCTCAGGCCCGCCGTTTGAGGTGTAACGCTTGAGCGGCATGACTGGGAGACCGCGGTCCCAGTATCGATCACAGTTATCGGCGAAAATATTACTCGCCGGCCCAGTGCCTTCGGCTGACATAGACGCGGTACCCCTTAGATTTTGATAAAGAGCTTAAGTACATCCCAAATTATGGACGCACTCAGCATAGCCATCGAGCGCCAAATGAACTGACGGATCTGATGTCGCATGGTACGAAACGTACCTAAGTGAGAGGGCAAATCAAGATAGCGAAAGATTGGCCTCTTTTAATCGTTTCTTGAAGTCTAGGCGCCCGTCTTTGTCCAGTACCTGCTCCATTGTCTGGATGACTACGCGCTGGAACTCGAACATTTGCTTGATGCCCTGCGCCTTTTCTTTCAGAGACAAGAAGCGATCCATCAAGGATCCGAAGTTTTTCAGGAAGTTAAGGCGGTCTCCCACATCGTCGCTGTTGTCGACGTCTTGCTGCAGTCGCTTCATGGAGTTGATGGCGTTCTGGATCTCGCGGATCAGGCTATCCGCCTGCTCGTTGTCGTCCTGCCCCGGCGTGAACACGTCACCCGCGCTGTCCTCGCGCCCCGTGCGCGCCGGCGTGAAGAGGCGCCGGAGGTAGCCTTGCAGGTCGGTCGAGTAGGGGCATTCGTCGGACGTCAGGTAGTTCGGATCGAACTCCATCAGCTGTTCGATCGCCCGCAGCTTGAGGGCCAGGCCTTCTGGCAGGGCCGGATAGGTCCTATCTGTCATGATCGAAGTCCGCTCCGAGGGCTCGCTGACATAGTGGGTCGGTAGTCTTAATCCAAGGCGAGCGGAAGACGGACATTGCAGCAATGTACCTAAGAAGGTCGAATATCTAGTTCGATGATCTTGGGTGCCACCGGCGCTGCGGATGATCTGCTTGGGGGCGTAAATGGCTGATCGTTATGGAGAAATCGGCAGGTACGAAACGGACCGTGCGGGGTCAGCTTCGCTCTGGCGTATCCGGCACCCGGATCACGCCTACTACGTGGCCTTCATCGGGGATGGGGATGGGGACCGCGTCCAGCGTGAGCACCTGCGCCTCGTCTTTCGTCTCGACGGGTCGCCGCCGCCCGAGGCCCTTCAGTTCGGGCGTCGGCGTGACGCGGGGCAGTTCGCCCAGGCCTTCCTGATCCCTGAGATCCCCTGGATCTTCGAGCCCTCTGTGGCCCCCGCTCCGGCCTTGTGGAGCGAAAGCGCGCCGCCCGACCATCTGCTCGAGGCCTTCCAGCGAGAGCTGGCCGAGGAGAGCCTTCGGCCGTGAACCCGCACCTGACGACCTTCATCGCGGGGCTCGACGAGCGCTTTCCCGACGACAGCACGACCATGTCGATGTCGGAGTGGATCGGATCGAACACCAAGCTCCGGCAGCGGCCGTTCAGCTTCAAGGGGTTCGAGTTCCAGCGTCAGATCGTGGACGACATGCATCCCGACCTGACGTGCATGAAGCTCTCGCAGATCGGCCTCACCGAGGTCCAGATGCGGAAGTTCTTCGGCTTCCTGAAGCGCAACGTCGGAACGTCCGGCATCTTCTCGATGCCCACGCTTCCAATGCGCGACCGCCTATCGCAGACCCGGATCAAGACCCTGATCGATGGCGAGTCCATCTTCAACGGGCCGATGGTCGCCAAGCCCGTGCGTCACAAGGGGCTTTATCAGGTCGACGAGAGCTTCGGGTACATCACCGGCACCACCGAGGGCGAGGCGACCTCAATCTCGGCCGACATCCTCATGGAGGACGAGGTCGATCTGGCCGACCAGTCCATGCGCTCGCTCTTCCAGTCGCGCCTCCAGGGCTCGCTCTGGAAGATCACGCAGCGCTTCTCGACGCCCACCTACCTCGGCTACGGGATCGACGCCGCCTACCAGGCGTCCGACAAGCACGAGTGGTTCATCCGCTGTGCCTGCGGGCACCATCAGGTGCCGATCTTCCATCCTCGGTTCCTCTGCCTGCCGGGGCTGCGAGGAGACCATGAGGATCTCTCGAAGCTCTCTCAGGAGCAGGTCGATGCCATCGACATGGACGGCACCTACGTCCGCTGCGAGAAGTGCTCCCGGCCGCTCGATCTCGGCGCGCCCGGGCGCGAGTGGATCCCGGAGTTCCCTTCGCGGCGAGCCCGGGGCTATCGCGTCCGGCCCTTCTCGATCACCACGATCACGATCCCCTACATCTTCCGCATGCTGCTGGAGTACCAGCGCAAGGACAATCTGAAGGGCTGGCACAACACCGTCATCGGCGAGGCCTTCAACGACAGCAACGCCCGGATCAGCGAGGAAGACCTCATCGCCATCATGACGCCTCGGCAGGTCGAGGCCGGCGAGCTGGGATCGGGCGACCTCTTCCTGGGCTGCGACGTCGGGCAGACCTGTCACGTCGTCATCGGGAAGCCGAACGCTCTCCTCGAGTTCCACCAGGTTCCACAGCACGACATCGTCGAGTTCGTGAAGGGCCGCGTGGAGACGCTGGGCATCATCCAGGGGGGCATCGACATGTACCCCTATACCCCGACCGCCGAGGCGATCCGCGACGTCACGAACGGCGTGATCATGCCTATGGCCTACTCGACGTCCAAGGTCGCGCCGGCGGTGAAGGAGCAGGTCGACGAGTTCGAGGTGATCACCCACTACACCATCAACCGGACGCAGGCTCTCGATCTGGTCGCGAAGCAGTGCCGGCTCCGCACCTGGCAGCTGGCCGGATACGGTCCTTTCGCCTCGCTCGTGAAGACCCACTTCCGTGACATGATCCGCATCGAGGCTCCCGACGAGCCTCCGGTCTGGAACAAGATCAATGGAGATGATCACTTTCTGCATGCCGCTGCTTTGCAGCAGACGGCAGTTCGTCTGCGTGCGGGCATCGAGTTTTCGACCGATCAAAGATCTTCTGTTTTCTTAGGAGGCGGCTCACGGTTGTTCCAGCCTGTCGGTCGACCCATATTTCGTGGCGCTGATCATGCCGGGGTTCTACGCTAGTGGCCGACAATCTTGCATCGAAGCTGCTGGCGATCGTACCCTTCAAGAAGAAGGCGCGTGCCGGCGGTACTGCGAACACGCCGACCTACAATCCGCAGAACGCGGATCAGGTCCTGACGCTGCCGCAGTACCGTGACCACCAGGACGATCTCTTTCAGGACCGTCTGGCGGACAACAGCCAGAGCCTCATCAAGAAGATGATGCAGAACGACCCGGACATGTCCGGGACCGTGAACGGCTACCTGACGCTCGCCGACACCCAGATGATCGTCTACGCCGAGGATCTGGACGGCAATGTCGACGAGGAGAAGAGCCGCGAGCTGCAGCAGCTCGTGACGAAGCTCTCTCACCAGACGGACTATACCCTCGGCTTTCAGCTTCGGCAGGGCATCTACCGTCAGGCTGAAGAGCTTCGCTACATGCTCCTGATGCGGGGCGCGATCGGGGGCGAGCTGGTCTTCGATAAGGCCGGGACACCCGACCATATTCGCAATGTCGACATGGCCGGCATCCGCTGGGTCGAGAAGAAGCCCGGCGACTACAAGCCGGGCCAGGTCGTGCCCGGCGTCTCGGATCCTGTCCCGATCGACACGCCCGCCTTCATGGTGGCGTTCTATCGGCGCGATCCCACCGCGATCTACACCGTCTCCCCGTTCGTCTCGGCGATCAACACCATCGCCGCGCGACAGCAGGTCATCAACGACCTCTACCGCATCATGCGCGCGACCGGGTATCCGCGCATCGAGATCAAGGTGCTCGAGGAGATCCTGACCAAGAACATGCCGGCGACCTATCGCCAGCCTGGCAGGGAGCAGGAGAAGCAGGACTGGCTGAATGCGCGCTACGGCGAGATCCAGTCCGCCTTCGACAACATCGCGGTAGACCAGAGCCTCGTCCACTCGGATGCCGTCGAGCTGAAGATGCTCAATGACAAGGCGCCGGGGACGGCGCTCAACATCACGCCGATCATCGAGGTGCTGAACGCCCAGAACCAGGCCGCACTCAAGACCATGAGCACGATCCTAGGTCGAGGCAGCTCGGGCGTGAACACGGGCTCCGTCGAGGCGCGCCTGGCCGCTCTCTACGCCGACCAGCTGAACGAGCCCCTGGCCGACTTCTACGGTCGGATGTTCTCCTTCGTCCTGCACCAGGACGGCTACCAGGGCTTCGCTCGCGTCGAGTTCGATCCTGCCGAGCTGCGCCCATGGACCGAACTCGAGCCGCAGCTCACGCTTCGCTCGCAGCGCCTGCGCCAGGACCTCTCGGACGGCCTCATCACGGACGTCGAGTACCATCTCTGGGTCTACAAGCGACTGCCGCCGCCGGGCGCTCCGCAGCTCTCAGGGACCGGTTTCTTGTCGGCCATCGAGAGCGCGCCGGCCGGCGATACCTCGGGCACGACCAAGGCGAAGCCCGAGGACGTCAGCCCGAAGACGGACAGTGTCGGTCGTGCCTCGAGTCCGCCGCGCACGCGCGCCACGGCCGCCAACCGCCGGCAGACGCGACGCCTGGCGATGGCAAGTCTCACCGGGCAAGCCTACAAGATGATCGAGGAGCAACGTACTGACCCCTAATTGTTAGGGGCACGTACGTTGCTGTCGTGTTGAAGCATAAGGCGGTTATTCCTATCTCGCTGCAAGCTCAACACGGACCCCTTGTTGTGAAGCAGCTCACCCTCAACGACGAACTGAAGGCCCGCGTCAAGTCCGCGGCGCCGGACGTCGACCCGGAGAAGGTGGCGATTTTCGAGGCCGCGGCGCTTTCCACGGCGCCCGTCCGCAAGAAGCACCCGGTCTACATGGGTGCGGTCCACACGACGAATTTCCTCGCCCAGATGCTGGGCGAGCTGACCAAGGAGAGCCGGCCGCTGCAGATCATGCACGGCAGCTCGGACGGAGATCAGCTCCCTATCGGGCGGGTCTTCGCCGGCAACATCTCCGAGGGAACGGGGATCGACGGCGCGACCGAGTTGCTGACCCTGTTCTGGATCGACAACACCCACTCGGATCTGATCGCGAAGGTCAATTCGGGCACCATCGACCAGGTGAGCGTCGCGATCCTGGGCAAGTCGGCGAAGTCCAACAAGACCGGCTTCGACTTCATGGGGCCGAAGGCTGACATTGAGAACATCTGGGGCGGTGTCGACGACAAGGGCAACCGCATGGGCCACGACGGGGCGCATGTGATTGTCGACGAACTGGACAGCTGGTTTGAGATGAGTCTGGTCGGCCAGGGCGGCGCGCAGGGTGCCCGCATCAAGGGCAACCGGCTTCAGCTCTCGGCCTCAGGGCAGGAGGTCCCCCAGCTGACCCTCGAGCTTTCCACCGGGTCGGCGGCGCCGACGCCGATCAAGACCGACCCGCAGAAGGACCTATTCGACATGGACGCCAAGGATTTCGCCGGCATCATCGCCGAGAACGCGACCAAGCTGGCCAACGCCGAGGCCGCGGCGAAGACCGAGAAGGAGCGCGCCGACGCGCTGCAGACGCAGCTCACCGCGGCGCAGTCGGAGCTGACCGAGCTGAAGGGCTCGGACCAGGCCGCGAAGCTCACCGCCGCCGAGGCCAAGGCGACCGACCTCCAGACCAAGCTCGACGCCGCGCTCGCCCTCCCCGGCAAGCTCGTCGCCCCGCTCTTCACCATGCTCGGCCAGACGAGCGCGACGCTCGATGCCGACCCGGACAAGGCCGTGACGCAGGTTCGCGAGGCGCTCGACGGCGTCAAGGCGATCGGCGCCCGGCTGTCCGGCGGCCTCGCTCAGCTCGGCTCGGCGCCCGCCCGCTCCAACAGCAACGCCGGC